CTTGGTCACGCTGGCTTGCAAAGCGATTAATGCATCGGTCGGCATATCGTTTTTCTCCTATCCCCAGACTTGCAGTGCAAGGAGCTGAAGCTGTGTTGACGCGGTCAAACTGAGCGATTGCGCGAGACCTATAGCGAGCGCGGCCAGGATGGCTAACTCCTTCTGATCACTGACGCCAACCCGCGAGACGATCAGCGTATCCAGGACGTTGAATTGCTGCTGGCTCATGCGGGCGTCTCCCCAAGCGGCGCTTCAGGTTCGACGGGGGCGACCGCGACGTTATCGGGTGCATTGGCCGTCCCGTCCTCCTCTGCACGCGCGAGTGTTCGCCGCGCGGCATCGGCTTTCACCTGAGCATCTTCTGCCGCGCGGGAGGCTAGCAACACTTCCCGTTCGAGTGGCGAGCGCCGTTGCGCATCTTCGGCGGCGCGTAGTTGGATACGCGCATCAGCTTCCGCCTTGAGTCTCGCATCTTCCGCCGCCCGCGCTGCTTGCTTAGCCTCGGCTTTGGCCTTCGCATCCTCAGCGGTCGGGTCAAGGTCGTGCGCGTGACCGAGGTGCAAGAGCATCGCATTCAGCACACGGCCTAGGTGCACATCTTGCTGTGCAATGACAGCCACCTGCGCGCGTAACTCTGCGAACTCCTCCGGTGACATCTTCATCTCAGGCGCCGGAGTGGGATCAGTTGTTGACATAGCTGTGTCCTTTCCGGCTTAGCCGATTTTGATGTCGTAGAGGCGCCCGATAGAGCGTGTACTCTGGTTTATCAGCCCAACGGCCCAGTCAATCACGGTTCTATAGATCACGCCATTGTTGATCAGCCCCAAATCGTTCACATCGGGTCCTTCGGTCATCTGCCAGCCCATCAGGTGATCGGTGCCGTAATTCACCGCATAGATGGAGGCAAAGTTGGCAGTCGCACCCGTTGAGTCCACACCCGCTGCTGTTTCCCCCACAGAGCCGGAGCCTGCTGCAATGGCGTTGCCCGCCAGGATGCGCGTGGTCTGGTCGCTCTTCACGCCAGGGTCACGAATGACGGCGCCTTTGTAGGACTGGAAGGTGCGGTCAAACTGATCTTTGGAGACATCGAAACCGCCGCTTGTGCCCATAAACTTGATGACCGAGTTGATGCGGCGTATCAGGTAGTCATTCATGTAGAGCACCACACCCGTCCCGCCAGCGGGTGCATCGACGCTCCACAGGAGCAAATCCAGCATTTCAAAGAACATCGCACCCGTTTTCGCGGTCAGGCCTGCTGCCGAGATATCAGCGGCTGCCCCACCGCAGTCGATCTTGTTTTCGGGACGCACCCCGAACTTGTTGGCGCCCGCCGCGTCATCGATACGGAAGCGCAGACCGACCGGCGCGTTGACGTCGCCGGTGATGTGGTCGTTTTTCAAAAACTTGTTATTGAAGCCGTAGGTCAGGCCCTTCAAGACCATCTTGGTCTGTGAGGCGCGCGGGTCGGTGATCTGGTTCCGATCCATGACAATGTACTTGTCCACATCCACGGATTCACGGAAGATGTAGACCTGCTCGCTGAAGGGGGTTGGTTGGGCGTGGACAGTAAGGGCCTCACTATTGAGCGGCACCCAGTTGTCAGCGGGCACATTGCCCTCGAAGCGCACGCCATTCTGGATAAGCGACTGTATCGTCGGCATGGGAATATCTTGCAGGATGTTCCCATAATCAATGAGGGACATCGACACGTTTTTGACTAACGGGTTGTTGGAGTACAACGCGTAGTCAGCTAATGTAAATGTACCGGCTCCAATTGCCATAAGGTTGCTCTCTCTTCTGTCTCACGACGGTAGTTATGAGCGGTCTGTTCAGTTGTTCAGTGCTTCCACGGGACATCATCCCAGCTTGGCCTCTGTCCAGGCGTGGGTGTCCCTGGTCGCTGGATAGATGAGCGGCCATACGCCGCGCGGTCTGGACTCATGCCAGGAAGCGGCGGCGCACCTTGTTGCTGCTGCTCTTTTTTGACGAGATCAGGCGCGTTCTTTGCCAGCTTCTCTAAGAGCTTTTCCACGTTGGTCGGTTTGCCTGCATCGTCAAATTCCACGGCTTCCCAATCGATCAGCTTTGCCAGCAGGTCGGGTGAGACGATGAAATTGAGTTTCCCGGCGTACTTCGCCACGTCCTGATTGACCCGCGCCGTCACAAGTTCAGCGGCCAGTTGGTCATGCTCTGCCTGTAAGTCGGCAGCGACTTTTTTGAGCCGTTCGATTTCAGGGAGCTGCGCGTCTTTCGCTACTTGCTCAGCGTCTTGATAGACTTTGAGCGCGGCCTGGGCTTCTTTTTCGCGTTTGCGGAGATTGACCGCCTCAGAACGTAAACGACGTGCTTCTTCCAGGGTGATTTGTTCGCTATCCGTCGCCGCCTGGGCGTTGGAGGCTGTTTGTGTGGTAGCCGCCTGGGCTGAATCGGCATTCGCCGCCTGGGCGTTTGTCGATGTGGTATCTTCTGCCATAACTATAAGCTATCCTTTACATAAAGTCAATGCTCGCTGGTTATCAATGTGCGTTGCGCCCGCTTGCTCGCTTGGCCTGGGTTGCAAGGCTATCGATAGCGCGTGCGACGGCCTTGCGGGTAATCTCTATCGCTACATAGGCGTCCCAATCGCTCAGGATGGCCTGCAATTCATGGATTTCACATTGCAACTCGTAGCACTCGCTGATGGAGGAGAGGCTATGTTGCTCAACGCGCGTCACGAGGTGGCTGATATCGTCGAGCAACACAGACGAGCGGCCATGCGAGCGCGCGATGTTGTCAGGCGGCGGCTCTTCACCTTCCACGGGCTAGCCTTTCTTCTTCGTCGGGACATTCTTCAAGCGTGGATTCTTCTTCTTCGCCGATGCCGATGCATTCCTGCTCGATTTGGCAAGGATAGCAGAGGCTGCCGCCTTGCTGATACCCTGCTTTGCTGCAATGGAAGAGGCTACCTTCGCAAATCCTGGATGAGCGGCCATACATCACCTCGCTTTCGAGCGCAGCACATCGGCCACCAGCGCAGCCGTGCTTGCGTTGGCACGCTCCACCTCGCGCCACTTCTTCACAATCTCATGCATCACCGTCGCGGGGATGGCGTGCTGTATCGCGGTGCCAGGGGCGACGGTGATGCTGATGATCATGCCACCCTCCGTGATCGCATAGTTGGGTGGCGGTACGGTTTGCGGTGGCTGCACGGCGTCTCCATTGCCGTTGGGGACTACCAGGTCTGTCATAGGGGATTCCTTTCTAGCGCATCCGATTGCGCACTTCATACATACGATAAGCGCCAGGAAGCGCCTCTCTGACTAGTTCGGCGGCACGCGCCATCATTGTTCCGGTCACAGGCGCGCCTTCTTGTTGCGAAGCCGCCTGGAGCGCCAGGGCGTACTCATAGCCCTTTTCGCTCACCTTCTCGCGTGAGAAGCCAATGCCGAGCAAATTCGCGAGATGTCCCTCAAGTTGATCTTTGAAGCGTGGCTTCTGGCTCAGCCACAGAACATCATGCACTTCCATCATGCTATGCTACCTCCAATACTTCGTAACAATCAGGCACATCCAACGGCCTGACCTCAAAGATACGCCGCTTCTCTGTCGGTTCAAGCTGCTGCACGCCGATACGATAGCAGCAGGGCCCCAGTTCCACCCCTTGTATGGCAGCCAGGAACGCGCTTCCCGCCTGTTGCACGAGCCACCAGAACAGCGCGTTGGCGGCTTCCTCGATGGTCATGGCTCCTCTTCCTCTCTTGAAAACATCATTCTGAAGCCCTTGAGAGACATTCCCATGCAGTCAATCAACACAAAGGTGAACGAAACGCCTCCAAGGAGCGAAACCGTCAAGCAGATCAGTAGCACTACCCAGTCGGGTGCCACCACAAGACAGGTATTATTAAAGTAGGGTAGTAAACAACTCATGACGGCCTCCCCAGGAACGGTGACGCAGGCGGTGCTTGTGCTGGCGGTGGCGCGGCTGGCTGCCCAGGAAGTGCGGGTGCACCTGGAAGCGCGGGCGGGAGCATGGCCTGCCGGTCAAGGGACGCTTGCAACTTCTTTTCATCTTCCTCGTTCGAGATTTTCATCTCCTGCTCCGGATCATAGCCAAGCTCGCGTATCAGCGTGGTATCGGAAATCCCAAGCTCCCGCTTACTGATCGCCGATTGCACGCTTGGTAGATCGTCATGTGGCAGCGGGTTTTGCCAGGCAAGCGTGATCTTGATATCGCCTGACATGCCGTTCAAGACAAGCAGCGCCTGGCTCACATCGATGATCAGTTTGCCGTACAGGCAGCGTTTCGTATCGGTCTTTTTGGTGAGCGGGCTATGCAGC